CGTGAAAAACCCCCCTTTCGGCTCCAGTTACGGGGGCGGCTAGGGGGTTGTAGTCAGGACCACCAGGATGCCCACCCAGACCCAGATCGCCGACCACCTCGACATGAGCCAGCAGGCCGTGGCCGAGCTGCTGGCCCGCCTGGGCATCGACTGGACCGCCGCCGGCCTGGACGCCATCCGCGTCGCCTACATCCGACACCTGCGTGGTCAAGCGGCCGGGCACAAGTCGGAGGACGGCCTCGACCTGGTGCGCGAGCGGGTGTTGACCGAGCGGGTTGATCGCGAGCTCAAGCTGCTCACCGTGGCCGAGAAGAAGGGCCTCCTGGTCAACGTCGAGCAGCTGGAGCCCGAGTTGATGAACATGGTCGGCGCCTTCAAGGCCGAGCTGCTGGCCCGCGACGACAAACTCAAAACCGAACTCGATGCCCTCTACGGAATCGACCTGGACGTGACGATCCTGAATGAACACACCCGCGCCGCACTTGAGCAGCTCGGTCGATACGACCCAGGCTGTGCGAGTCCTGCTGCGCCGGCTGGCGGCGGTGCTGACGCCGCCGGAACAGCTGACCACGACCGAGTGGGCGCGTAGGCATCGCGGAATCAGCGCCAAGGCCTCGGCCCGTCCAGGGCGCTACAACCCGGACATCACGCCCTGGGTGAAGTACATCCACGAGGCCCTGGACGATCCGGCGGTCACCAAGGTCGTGGCCATGAAGTCGGCCCAGATCGCCTGGACCGACGGCGTCCTGAACAACTACATCGGCCGGCGGATCGACATCGACCCCTGCCCGATGATCGTCATGTTCGCCAAGGACCAGGCGGCCAAGGAGTACAACGACGAGAAGTTCACGCCGATGGTCGAGGCCACGCCCAGGCTGGCTGCGAAGATCCCGGTGCACAAGAGCCGGGACCGCAACAACCGGGCCGAGTACAAGAGCTTCCCGGGCGGCTTCCTGAAGCTGGTGGGCTCCAACTCGCCCAGCTCGGTGAAGTCCACGCCGGCCCCGGTGATCTGTGTCGAAGAGCCGGACGACTGCAACGAGAACGTGCGCGAGCAGGGCGACACCATCACCCTGTTGGAGGAGCGGACCAAGTCCTACGCGCGCCGCAAGGTGGTGTTCGGCGGCACGCCCACCATTGAGGGCATCAGCCGGATCGAGGCCGCCTACAAGCTGTCCGACCAGCGCCAGTTCCTGGTGCCGTGCCACCACTGCGACGAGTGGCATGTGCTCGACTGGTCGAACGTGCGCTGGGACGAAGATCCCGAGCTGAACCACGAGGTATTCGGCAAGGCCCGGCCCGAAACCGCGCGCTACCACTGCCCGCACTGTGGTGGCGCCTGGACCGATGCCGACAAGAACCGCAACGTGCGCAACCTGCGGCCCCAGGCCCACGCCGCCTTCTACGGCGTCGCCGGGTTCGCCATCAACGAGCTGTACAGTCCGTTCCCTGGTTCGATCATGCAACGTCTGGTCGAGAAGTTGCTGGTGGCTGAGCACGCCCTCAAGCAGGGCGACGACACCAAGATGCGGGCCTTCGTCAACAACACCCTGGGCCGGGCCTATGCCTACCAGACCGACCTTCCCGACATCGAGGCCCTGCGCGCCCGGGCCGAGGCCTACGACGAGCTGACCATTCCCTGGGGAGGCGTGCTCCTCACCGCCGGGGTGGACGTGCAACATGACCGCCTGGCCGTCGAAATCTGGGCCTGGGGCCGCGGCGAGGAGTCCTGGCTCATCTACTGGGGCGAAATCCCCGGCGCCACGGTGGTGCCGGAGCAGGGCGCCTGGATCGAGCTCGACGCCCTGCTGGCCGAGCGCATCCCGCACGAAAGCGGTGCCCGGCTCAGCGTGCGGGCGGTGTCGATCGACAGCTCGGACGGCCAGACGTCGGACGCCGTCTACGCCTACGTGCGCAAGCGGATGGCGCGCGGCTTCATGGCGGTGAAGGGCGCCTCCATCGACGAGGGCCGGGAGATCTTCAGCCCGCCCAAGGTCGCGGTCGATACCAACCGCCAGCAGAAGGCCCACAAGTACGGCCTGCGCCCCTTCGTGGTCGGCACCCAGCGGGCCAAAGACCTGCTGCTCGGCCACGACGCTGGCGCCGGCCGCATCAAGCTCACAGGCGGCGGCCCGGGTCGCATGCACTGGTACAGCGGCGTCCGCCCCGACTGGTATGAGCAGATGACCGCCGAGGTCAAGGCTCCGCACCGCAGCATCCGCAACAAGAAGGTCTGGCAGAAGAAATCCGGCGTCCGCAACGAGGCCCTGGACTGTGCCGTGTATGCCCTGCATGCCGCGCGCAGCCTCAAGATCAACCTCTGGAAGGACGACCGCTGGACCGCCGAAGAAGCCCGCATCAAGCAGGCCAACCTGTTCGAAGCCCCGGCTGACCCACCGCCGGCCCAGGAAACACCCGTGCAGACGTCTGCACAACCCGACCCGAAACCCGCTACGAGCGGGTTTTTTAATGCCCCGAACCGGGGTGGATTCAGTGCCACGAGGTGGTGATGCCCCTGCCCGCAACCCTGATCGCCGGCGACAGCGCCAGCTGGACCGACGAGCCCTATGTCGACGCCGCTGGCCGCCGCTACGACGCCGCCGGCTACGCGCTCACCTACGAGCTGCGCGGCCCGGGTGCGCCCCTCACCCTGAGCGCCCAGACGGACGGCCAGGGCTGGAAGACCAGCTTGACCACCAGCGCCAGCGCCGCCCTCACGGCCGGGCTCTGGTTCTGGGCCGCCATCCTCACCGCCACCGGCGAGCGCATCACCATCGCCCGCGGCCAGGTCGAGGTCACCGCCGACCCGGTCGCCCAGGCCGCCGGCTACGACGGCCGCAGCCAGGCCGAGCGCGCCCTGGCCGACGCCGAGACCGCCCTGGCCAGCTTCAAGTCCAGCCAGGGCAAGATCAAGAAATACACCATCGGCGCCCGCTCGATGGAGTTCTACGCCGCCGCCGAGATCCTCGAAGTCATCTCCTACTGGCGCACCAAGGTCCAGAACGAGCGCGCCGCCCAGTCCATCTCAGACGGCCTCGGCAACCCGAAAAACCTGATGGTGAGATTCCGCTGATGGCCGTCCCCTGGTACAACGCCGAGCGCGTCAAGCAGCCCGGCTCCGTCATCCTCAACGCCTGGAAGGCAGGCCGCGAAGCCGAACGCCAGCACGCCGCCCGCGCCAAGGCCAACGAAGGTGCCCGCATGTACGCCGGTGCCCAGATCAACCGCCTCACCGGCGACTGGTCCGCCCTCAACACCAGTGCCGACAGCGAGATCATCACCAGCCTGCGCCTCCTGCGCGCCCGATCGCGCCAGCTGGTACGCGACAACGAGACGGCCAAGAACGCCGTCCGCATCGTCCAGAACAACGTCGTCGGTACCGGCATTGGCCTCCAGGCCCTGGTGGCCAACAGCCGCGGCAAGCTGGTCGGCGAGGTCAACGACCAGATCGAGGCTGCCTGGGCCAAGTGGGCCGACAAGAGGGCCTGCCACACCGCCGGCCTGCTCGGCTTCGCCGACATCGAGCGCCTCATCATGGCCCAGATCGTCGAGGCCGGCGAAGTCCTGGTCCGCAAGGTCCGCCAGCCTTTCGGCGGCAGCCCCATCCCGTTCGCCCTCGAAGTCATCGAGGCCGACCGCCTCATGGACCAGTGGCAGACCGCCCGGGCACCCAACGGCAACGCCATCCGCATGGGCGTGGAGGTCGACGCCTGGGGTCGCCCGGTCGCCTACTGGCTGCACCCCGTGCACCCCGGCGACTACCAGTTCACCACCTTCGTCCCGGCGGCCTTCATCCGCGTGCCGGCCGACGAGATCATCCACCTCTACGTCATCGACCGCTGGCCGCAGACCCGGGGCGTGCCCTGGTTCCACGCCACCCTGAAGCGCCTCAACGACATGGCCGGCTACGCCGAGGCCGAGATCGTCGCCGCCCGGGCCTCGGCCAACATTGTCGGCTTCATCAAGGCCCCCGAGCCCGGCGCCGGCGACGACGTCCAGTTCAACCAACGCGTCATCGACAGCGAGCCCGGCACCTTCAAGCAGCTGCTGCCCGGCGAGGACTTCGTCGGCTTCAACCCCACCCGCCCCAACGCCGCCCTGGAGCCCTTCATGCGCTTCATGCTGCGC